TGTGGGACATTGTAGTTGAGCATCTAGGAATAGATCACGCATGGGAGAATGGGCATCTGCTTTATATGTTACGAACACCAGACGATAGGTTTAAACCGCCGGTATGAAATCACAATCAGCAAAAGCTAAGGGTAGGAAACTACAACAGGCTGTACGTGATGCCATCCTGCAGAGATTCCCTGACCTAGAACCTGATGATGTTCGTAGCACGTCAATGGGAGCAGGGGGAGAAGATGTACAGCTTAGTCCAAAGGCTAGGCAGTACTTCCCCTACTCTGTTGAGTGCAAGAACCTTGCAAAGATTGCAGTATATAACTATTACCAACAGGCAGAAACAAATTGCGGAAAACATGAACCGCTAGTGGTTATCAAACAGAATCGTTGTAGACCCCTAGCAGTTGTAGACTTAGAACACTTTATGAAACTTGTAGGAGAATACAATGAATCTATATGATGATGAAAATAAAACATACGTCAGTATGTCCTATCGTGCATATGGTATAACTCACTCAGTCAACATTGAACTTGGTAATGACTGCACATGGGATGAGGTGCTAGGGCCAATCATTAGCACACTTGAATCCGCCTTTGGGTACTCATTTGACCTAGACAAGGAATCACTAGGCATCTACTATCCGGGTAAAGAAGAATGATGATTGACGCTGACGCCTACCAAGTCGCAGGTGAACACTACACATCCAAGTCTGTCCAACCGTGGCAGGCTATGGAGTCATGGATGTCAGAAGAACAGTTCAAGGGATTCCTAAGAGGTAACGTAATCAAGTACGTAGCACGTTATGATGAGAAGGGTGGGAAGACTGACCTACAAAAAGCAAAACATTATCTTGACAAATTGATCGAGATGTATTAGAATAGTAGGTTCGCATCATGATAACAGTACAAGAACTTAAAGAAAAACTAATGCAGTTGGATGAAGTAACTCTGATGGAATTGTTGGAGATTACTTCTGAAGACTTGGTTAATCGGTTCGCTGATTACATTGAAAATAACTATGAATACTTCTCTGGAGAATTTGATGAGCAAACACCTTGGGATAACGATTGACTATGAAAGAGACTCTCGCCTTAGTGAACAAGCACTTACACTCATGCGTGACTACTATATGTTTGAGCATGAAGACAGTCCTCAGCAAGCCTTTGCACGTGCTTCAGTGGCTTACTGCGATGGTGACCTTGACTTTGCGCAACGCATTTACGACTACGCTTCAAAGGGTTGGTTTATGTTTGCGTCACCTGTGCTGTCGAACGCACCTGACGATGCACGAAACAATCGGGGCTTGCCTATTAGTTGTTTCCTTACTTACGTGGGGGACAATCTTGATAGCCTTATTGAACATAATGGTGAGGTAGCATGGCTGTCTGTTAAGGGCGGTGGTGTTGGTGGGCACTGGGGTGATGTGCGTGGTATCAGCGACAAAGCCCCCGGCCCTATTCCATTCATGAAAGTAGTGGATGCACAGATGACTGCCTACAAACAGGGCAAGACACGCAAGGGAAGCTATGCCGCCTACCTAGATGTAAGCCATCCTGACATCGAGGAGTTTATTAGTTTCAAGGTAGCGACAGGTGGTGACATCAATCGCAAATGTTTTAACTTATTTAATGCTGTGAATATCACAGATGAATTTATGGAGAAAGTAATTAATGATGAACAATGGAATCTTACAGACCCGCATACAGGAATTGTCAGAGATACAGTCCAAGCTCGCAGACTGTGGCAACGAATCCTTGAAGCTCGCTTCAGAACTGGTAGTCCTTACCTTAACTTTATCGACACAGCCAGAAGAGGTTTACCGGAAGCTCAAAGAAAACTTGGACTGTCAATTAATGGCAGTAACCTCTGCAACGAAATCCATCTCGCAACAAGTGAAGAACGCACAGCCGTATGCTGTCTCTCCTCAGTCAACCTTGAGCGATATGACGACTGGAAGTCAAGCGGAATGGTTGCAGACCTTATCCGATTCTTGGACAACGTGCTTCAATTCTTTATTGACAACGCACCAGAAGAACTATCAAAAGCTGTCTACTCAGCTTATAGAGAACGCTCAGTCGGCCTTGGAGCAATGGGCTTCCACGGCTACCTCCAAAGCAAAGGCATAGCTTGGGAGTCATGGCAGGCGGCGAGTGAGAACTATGCAATCTTCAAAGACATCAAG